TCACCATACAACTCAAGCATCTGACGTAGTGGATCAAGACTTGTCTTGCTACCATTGACGTAATCAAATCCAAGGTTAGCAATGTCCTCACCTATGACCTGTTGAAATAGTTTGGACAGTACGTCCTGTGCTATGTCACTGCCCATAACATCTTGCTTAGTTACCTGACCAAACAGTACGCTGTATGCTTGGCGTTGGGCTGTAGTAAGTGTGGCGTTCTCAGCCATGAACAGTGCCTCAATCTCTGCAGGTGTAACGGTACGCTCATACCGTGTCATTGCTGAGTCAATGGCCTGTTTAATTTTACGTACATCTTTACTGAACAAACGATCAGGACACCTAGCCCCTTTGTGATCGTCATAAAATTCCTTGTCCATAAGACTACGGATAAGTGATAGTTCCATTTGTTAATCTCCTAGTGTTAAAAGGTTGTGTATGTCGGTAGGCTCTTGATATTTTAGATCGTCTGTTAGTCGTAGCACTTTGACGTTATCAACGTAGCCACGTAATTCTTTGGCAAACTGCAGGGTCTTGGGTAGTGCGTCAGGGTCCAGTGCAATTACTGCCGTTGAGAACTGCGATAAGTATTCCTTATGTGCATTTGATAGTGACGTACCCAACACTGCGACCCCGACACATCCATCACTATCACCTACAACTGCAGCACTTATGCAGTCCTCAACAACTACAGCAGTTTTACCACAGCCCGAAACATATGGCAAGTAATTTTTTCCATACCGTTTCCACTTAGGTAATCGTTTACCAAGTGATCTGCCAGTGGCGTCTACCATAACTCCATTGTGTACAACAGGGAACACCACACGATGTTCCTTCACATCATATAATAGACCTAAGTCTTGTGCATCCAGCCGCCACTCATTACAGAAGGATGCAATCTTTCGGTAGTCTCTTACAAACCAATCAGGCTTTGAGAATGTTTCAATGTGTGTCTCCTGTGCAACAGGTCTGATTGATTTACGTATGTCATCTGCAGTCAGTGTAGTGCGAGTACCACCTGACATTGAACAACTAGCCTTGTAACAATTCCATACAATAGAACCCATATTATTTGTGACAGTAAATGTATTCTTAGTATTACATGATGGACAAGTCATACGTTTTGTCTCACCATTTACTAGTGATAGATCACTTATAATATTATTTATATTCATATGTTATATCACTTTCTATGTTACTCGTTACCACTCGATTGTACACGAACGTTTCTCTGTGTCAAGGCACTATTTGCAGAATCATAAGTATGTTTCATATATGGTTTCACAGAAGACACATGATTGTGTCCCGTCACTGACATGAGTTGACCTATTGGTACACCCTTATCAATCATCTGTGTTACTCCTGTCCTACGTAAGTCCATAAGCCGTAGTTCCTCTGGCAGTTTAGCCAGCCTCATTACCCTACGTCCTACCTTTGACAGTCGCTCCATTGCATAGGGCTGGTACTCACCCATCACTGGCCTTGGATGTGGTGCTACGTAAGGCTGGAAGCCGAACTGTTCCTTTTGATCAGACAACATAGTTGTTAGCTCTTCTGATATAGGAAGCTCTACGTCAGCCCTACGTTTGCTTTGTTCTAATTTAAGTACCCTACCACCTAGATTAAGGTTGTCCCACTGTAACGTCCTCATATCGCCTAGACGCTGACACCATTCGTATGCCATCTGTACTATCAAGCCAATACTTCTGTACTCATAATCACTGTACGAATAATCAAGAAACCGGATAACATCCTCATGTCTCCATATTACCTTACGTTGTGGTGTAGTGTACCTCTCAATCTTAGACCAAGGATTCTGATATGTATGCTCCATCTTGATTGCATAGTTGTACACCCTACTTGCACAGGTAGCGGCATGGTTAGCAAAGCTAATGCCACGCTTGACCCATTCCTCATACGTAGCCTTTGCCATCTTCGATGTCACCAACTCGTACTTACGTGTGCCTAAACTTTGGTGGAGAACAGTAAGGAAATATCTGTAATCCACTTTAGTATTGTCACGTAACATATTGAAATCATTAGATTGATAGTACAAGTTAATGAGATCAGTAACCCTGCTGCTTGGCTTTAGTTGTATAACCTTTGCCAACTCAGCACGATACGTATCTATTGCATCGTTATGCACCTTGACAATTTGTCGCACTTGTTTGAGGTCAGAGCCACACTCCTCTCGTACAACTACGTCCTCATCTACAAGGAACTGTGGTGGGTTGAAGCGGTAGGAGATGTCACCCGTAGGTGACACCCTTTCCTGTACGTATCTAGGTAACTTTGGCATTATGTACCTCAAGATCAGACCATTGTTTTAGACGATAGACTGCATCTAATCTTCGATGAACATTTCTGTCTGAAGGATGTTCTATATGAAGGTCTGCTAGATGTTCCACCATATGATCAATAGCCACTTGAAGTACATTCATCTCTTCAGATGAAAGGTCTAAAGAATAAGCATTTAAATCTGTCATTTATATATCCTTTCTATATTCATAATTATAGTTATACTCTGCATCTAACCAGTGCCATGCCTGTTCATATGCATAGTCCCAATAGGTTTCCTCTCCATTCTTTATGTCTTCATCTGCCATGACCCTAGCCCAATGATTAAGACTAGGTTCATGGTTCATGTTTAGTTCTTCTTGAAACCAAGCGGTAAACATTATGCGGCTTCCAACTCAACGAAACGTTTGTCGCTGACCCACTTAGATACCTCTTGCTCACGTGACCACATGGACATAGCCTGTGTATCATTGCCAGTGTTCTTGAGGTTGAATCCATTACGTTCATCTGCATAGGTAGCATAGTTAGTCATAGCACTATACAAAGCAAACTTATTGTGACCACGTGTCGCTGCCTCATCCATGTACAAACTGTACATCTTCTCAGACTTACGCTTAGAGGCCAGCATACTCTCAAGCAATGAGCTTACATCTACATACTTGAGGCTAGTCTGTGCCCATACCTGCATCTTTTCTGCATGAGTATAGAAGTCAGTCCTAGCTCTGTTCAATTCGTAGATAAAACTATCCATTGTAAAGTTAGATGTGTTCTTCTTACGCACCTTGTCGTGATCACCACTGATGCAACCATTAGTGCAGAAGCTATCGATAGCACCAAAGAATACTTGGTTGCTACATGACCCATCAAGTCCATGAAGGCTAATGATCCTGTTCTTAACAGAAGTTTCAAACTTATCGGTTGTGATAGTTTTGGTGACGTTAGGTAGGGTGATGTCAAGCATAGCCCATGCACCATTACGTGCAGTACTAAAAGAAAAATCTGCATCTTCTAGGTCATTTGCATTTAGGGTTTCCGTTGCAGTGTCAACGACACCACGAAAGAAATCACCATGTGATGCACACTGAAACGAACTACCTACAATACCGATAGGTTCTGCTGTCTCTTGATTTACTACGTACTTCTTATCCTTCATTCGTGTAGGCTCAAATGCTACATCAAAGTCTAGGTACTCTGGAATATCAAACGGCATATTGTTCTCCTTCTATTATGTTAATTAACCTTGCAAAATCTTGGGCTGTTACTACACTACCAGCTTCTTGTAAGTCTGGTATAAGTTGTTGCTTAATCCATCTTATAAATATCTTATCTTTGTTAGACATTGTAACTCCTTATGTTTGGTTGTACGGCAACTGTGCCATAGTTGTAATGATATGTCTACCTATACTAGTAACGATAGGTTATTGATAAAACTTGTGTGACCCATAAGTCACAGTAGTATTGAGTGATGCACTCCAGTACGGGTTAACGTACCTTGCATGGTAGTGTGTTGCACCTTTGGTTAAGTCAGGAATCTTACCACGTAGCACACCATCAGCTACGATCAATGCCCTAGCCCATGGTACTTCTTCGTTTGCTTTGTCTGACTTACCATCACAGTACCAGCTAAACTGACACTTGTTAATGCCTTTGTCTAACCCCTGATGTACAACAGAGCATACATCATTAGGCCATCTGGTACTGTTAACTCTGTTAATTACTACGTGTGCTACTGCATACTGTCCTACCATAGGCTCACTTCTAGCTTCATGGTAGACGTTCATTGCTAGGCACATCAATGCTGCGCTAATCATTTGTTATCTCCTATTAAACTTTTTTGTATTGTTAAGCCTTTCATTAGCATGGCTTCAGCCTCTTTTGTATCACCTCGTTTCAATGTGTCAAGTGACCACGCTACCCAGCTTGCAGCTTGAGGTGATAGTAGTTCAGACGTAGGCTCAACACTAGGCTTTGGCTCAGGCTGTACTTCTACA